CGGCCCAGATCCGACCGATCCCGGTGATCGGCCCCTCGCACAAGGCGACGGCGAAGCTGGCGTAGTAGAGATACTCGGTGGCCTTGACCTTGCCGCCCCCGCCGCCCTTGCCGCCGCCCTGCGTGGTGGTCTTCGTCTCCTCACGGAAATCGGTCGCCCAGATGATGTTGCCGCCCATCCGCATCCTGCCATAGAGCCGCGGTATGACCGCGCCTTCGGTGGCGGAGGTGATGCGCAGCGTGTCGAGCCGCGCGCCCTCGATGCGCTGCGTGGGCGCCAGCGAAGAGATGATCCAGCTGTCGACGACCGAGCCGATGCTGGAGCCGATGAACCCGCCGATGGTCGCGGCGCTGACGCCAAGGATCGCGCCGCCGATCGAACCGCCAATGGCGGCGCCAGCGGCACCGAGGACGAGCGTTGCCATGTCGGGGTCTCAGCGTTGCGGGAACAGGAAAGCGAAGGCGATGCGCCGCCGCCAGAATGGGGTGAGCGGTTCCTCGATCACGCCGAGCCGCTCGTAGGCGTGGAGGAAGCTGTCGGGGCCGGTCAGGATCCCGACATGCTTCCCGATGGCGCGGGGCTTCATGCGGAAGAGGACCAGCGCCCCCGGACACGCCTCGGCGGGCGGCATCTCGATCATCATCGCCCGGGCGCCCTCGGCCAGCACCTCGCGCGGGCCGGTCTCGCCCCAATCCCGGCTGTACGGCGGGATCGGGAACGGCTCGGGGCCCACCACTTCGCGCCAGACGCCCCGCGCCAGCCCGAGGCAGTCGCAGCCGACGCCGCGCAGGCTCGCCTGGTCGTGATAGGGTGTGCCGAGCCAGGACCGTGCGATGGCGATGACGCGCTTCGGATCGGCGTTCACAGCACGGACCCCTCGTGGCCGCCGTCCTTCGTGGCGTAGCGGAGCACGGCGTCCTGGCCAGGAATATGCGGGAAGCCGCGGAAGTTGACGGTGTTCGCGAACTTCGCGCCACAGGTCTCCATACGCTTGTCGCAGCCCGCGCGGATGGTGAAGCCGTCACCCTCGGCGATCGCGCGCACCGGCGCTTCGAGCAGGGTGAGGATCGCGACGCCATCCGTGACGTCGTGGCCCAGCACTTCCGCGCGACGCCCCGCATTCGCGCCGCTCGTCCAGTCCAGCGTGCCGAAGGGGAACCAGCCGGAGGTGAAGCCGCCGAGCCCCAAGGCGGTAAAGGCCCGGTCGCGCAGGAGATCGATGACGGCGCCGGTGCCCTTGAAGGCCGGGTCCTCCAGATCGACGCCACAGCGCGCGTCCCCGAGCGCGGCGTCGCAGGTCGCCTGGAACGTCCGCCCGACCGTCTGGCCCAGCACATGCGCCAGCGAGCGCACCTCGGCGACGAAGGCGAGCCGCCCGCGCCGGATCTGCCCGATGGCGCCCCGGCGCATCAGCACGCGCTGGCCCGTGTCGGCCCAGTTCACCCGCCAGACCTCGACCTCGGCGTTGTCCCAGCGGCCATCCAGGATGTCGGTCTCGGTGATCCGGTCCGAGGTCAGCACGCCCTCTGCATCCTGCGCGTCGACGGACAGATCCGAGCCCGAGCGCACCTCCGAAGCCGTGAGCCCGCTCTCGGGTTCAAAGTCCGTCCCATCGATGCTGAGCGTCCGGTCGTGGTCGGTGAAGCCGAAGCTCACGGCGTCGGCGCGGGTAATCCGCCAGCACCAGGCAAGCGTCGTCGTGCCCTCGTCGAGATGGGCCTGCAGTGCGGGATCGAGGAATTTCATCGGCGCAGTTCCAGCAGTGGAATTGAGGTGATCGAGCCGAGCCGCTCGAGGTCGAGCGTCACGTCGAGCACGTCGGTGTCGAAGCGGACCGGCACGTCGAACTCGAAGCCTGCGGTGATCGCGACGCCAGCGCCCGGTGCGGCGCCGAAGGCGACGACGCCAGTCGTGGTGTCGACCGACCAGCCGGAGAGCTGCTCTACGCCCGACAGCGCGATGCGCACGGTCCCGGCGACCGGCTTGGCGATGGCGCGCGTCCAGGATTGAGCGCCCGAGGCGTAGTGCTTCACCAGCTGGAAGGCGGTTGTCGCGCCATCGCCGGTGCCGATCGCCTGGTCGGCGGGCGACGGCGTGCCCGAAGGCAGGCAGGACTTGTGGTCGCCCCAGTCCTTGAAGCGGAAGCCATGGAGGCGGCCGTTCCGCGCCTCGAAGAAGGCGACCACAGCCGCCAGATCGTCCGCGCGGCGGATGCCGTAGGCGACGTCGTAGCGGCGGCGTGAGTTCGCCCAGCTGGCGTTGCGTTCCTCGTCGCCCGAGGCAAGCTCGACGATCTGCGTGCGCCGTTCCGGCCCGCCCCGCGCGCCGCGACTGATGTCGTCGGGAAACCGGACCTCGTGGAAGGCCATCACATGCCCCTCCGCCCGAGCGACACGGCGCGGGCAATGTCCGCCGCCACCTGCGTGCGCGACTGCCGGAAGCTCTCGGCATCGCGGGCCATGATGGTGACGTTGACGCCGCCGCCGGTGCCGTAGGTCTGGGCCTCCCGCCGCGACAGCACCCGCTCGCCGCGTTGCAGGATTGCGGGCACCTCATCATGCCGAAGCCCGGCCATCCCGCCGGAATGCATCCGGGGCGCGGCGGCGAAGGCCATTGCCGGGACCATCCTCGTGGGCCCAGCCGATCCGACCATCCCACCCGCATGCAGAACGTTGGCGAAGATGCCGCCCGCCCCTGAGAACACGCCCGAGAGCGCATTGGCGATCGGCCCGAGGATGAACCGCCGCGCCGCGAGCTGGGCGAGATCGGCCAGCAGCGAGGTGACCAGGTCGCGGAAGTTCAGCTTGCCGGTCTTCACGAACTGGCCCACCGCGTTCTCGGCCGACTGGAAGGCGCCGACGAGGCTCTGGCCGATATCGCCGCCGATCTCGCGCGCCTTGCTGGCATAGTCGGAGAGCGCCGCCGTGACCGCCTGCCAGCCTGTGACGGCCGCGTCGGTCGCGGGCTCCGCCGCAGCCGCAGCTCCGGCCGCCGCGCCTGCACCCGTGGCGGCGCGCCCAGCATCGCCAAGCGCCGTCTCCAGCCGCTCGGCCGCGCCGGTGGCCTCGGTCAGCGCATCGGCACTGGCCTCGTCGGTGCCGCGCACGGCATCGCGTAGCGCCTGCCAGCTTTCGAGGGGTGCACGGGCTCCCTCGGCCAGATCTCGCGCGGCCCCGCGATACAGGTTCGCGGACTCGAGCGCGCGGGCGGCCGCGTCGGTCAGGCCGAGATCGGGCGCGGTGAGCGGGTTGTCCTCGAAGGCCCGGTCGAAGGCCGCCTGCGCTGCGGTGGTCGCTGCAGTCGCCGCGCCCTCGAAGCGGTTCTCGATCTCGCCGAGCTCGAGGTCGGGCACCAGCGAGATGCGGCGCTCGGAGCCGAGGGCTTCGAGCCCCTGATTGATGCCGCCGATGAAGCCGTTGATGCGCGAGACCACGCCGTTCAGCATCGCCTCGACGCCGTCGACCAGGCTGTTTGCTGCCTGGAACGCCAGATCGCCGATGGCGGCGGGCAGCAGGCCCCAGATCGCCTTGATCGCCTCGTAGGCGCCTTCGAAGGTGTTCGCGGCGGTGTTGCCGAACGCCACGACGCTCTCGATGGCGCTCTGCATGCCCGACGCGGCATCGGCCTTCAGGTCGAAGAACATCGCCGTGGCGGCCGCGCCCGCCGCAGCAGCGCCCATGCGGATCCGCTCCCAGACCTCGACGGCAAGATCCTTCAGAAGCGACATCGCCTCGCCGAAGCCGCCCGCGCCGGACACGAGGCGGGTGAACTGGTAGACGAGCTCGCCCGCGCCGACGACGAGCGCCCCGATGCCGGTACGGATCAGCGCGCCGCGCAGGACGACGAGCGCTGTGGCGAGGCCCCGGACGGAGAGCGCGGCGGCGGCCATGCCGGCGACCCAGCGGCCCGCGAGGAATGCCGCGAAGGTGGCGGCATAGGTGGTCAGGCGACCGATGTTGTCGAAGAGACCGCGAATGGCGATGCCCAGCGGGCCGGTGCGGCTGGCGACCGCCGCCATGGCGTTGGCGACGGCTTCAAGCGCGGGCGCGGCCGCAACGGCGAGCTGGTTCGACAGCCCGCGCCAGATCAGCCCGAGCCGAGAGATCGCATCGTTCGTGCGCTCGATCTGGTCGGCATCCTGCTCGGAGACGACGACACCAAAGGCGAGGACGTCCTCCGTCGCCTGGCGCAGCGTCGCGGTGTCGATCCGGCTCATGGCGATCGAGCCTTCTTCGCCGAAGAGCTGGCCCGCGACAGCCGCACGTTCGGCGGCGGGCACGAAGCTCTCGATGGCGGCGTTGATCGCACCCACGCGCTGGTCCAGCGGCAGGGCGATCAGCTCGTTGGCGGAAAGGCCCAGCCGGTCGAGCGCGTCGGCCGCGGGTCCGGTCCCCGCGGCCGCCTGACTGAGGCGACGCGTCAGATCCTTCGTGGCCTGTTCGATGCCGGACATCGACACGCCCGCAAGTTCCCCCGCGCGCTCCAGCGTCTGGATCGAGGCGACGGTGGTGCCGAGGGACTGGGCGAGCTTGGCCTGTGCATCGACGGTCTGCAGCCCGGACCGGATCATCGCCACGCCAGCGGCGGCGGCGGCCGCCACGGCAGCAGCGGCAGCGACCCGGACCCGGCGGGAAAACGCAGCGAGCCGGGCGTTGGCCGCTTCCATCTCCCGGCTCAGCCGTCCGAAGCCGCGCGACCCAGCTTCGCCGACACCTTCCAGTTCGGCGCGCACCTGCCGTCCACCCACGGCCGCGAGGCGGACGCTAACCCGTTTTTCCGCCATCGGAGTGATCCATCTGTTCGTTGAGTTTGGCGACCATCACCGCTTCGATGACGGGCAGCAGTTCGGCCATGGCGAGCGATGGCACGCCGAGCGCGTCACCGAGCGCCAGCGCCGCAGTCATGTCCCAGCCAATCACTGCGCCGGGCAGGACGCGCAGCTGGCCTCCGAGGCGGCCGACCAGGTCCCAGACCTGCCAACCCTCCGGAGTTTCCGGACGGTTCAGCCGCGCCGGGCAGTTCGGGCAGGCTTGCGTGCAGGCTTCGCAGTAGCGCTCGCCCCCGCCGAAGGACCATTCGGCGAGAGCGCGGAGACGTTTTTTTCCTGCTCCAGCAGCAGGCCCTTCGAGACGTAGGTCAGTTGGAAAGCCTCGAAGATCGGCCAGACATCGAGCAGCGCGTCGATGGCCTCGGGCCTTGGGTCGATGGAATTGCCGTCGGTGTCGCCGATGCCCTCCCAGGCGAGCACGGCCCGCCGCGCGAGCGCCTTGGCGAAGGCGACGGCGCGCTCCTCGTCGGAGGCGTCCTCGGGTACCGCCTCGACGGCAGGATCGCTGCGCGTGGCGACCATCAGCGCGGTGGTGAGCGGGCGCAGTTGCACCCGGACGCCGGGCGCGAGGTCATGCCAGCGCGGCGCGTTCGTCAGATCGAGCGTCAGCATCAATAGGTCTCCACGTCGTTCACGAGGGTGGCGGTGCACATCCGGCCGACGACGCTGTCGCGCGCGGCCTGCCAGTCGAAGGTCGCCTGCACGCCCTGTGGCCCGGAAATCTCGATGCGCGGGCGCGGCAGGTAGACGGCGTGCACGGTGAAGGTGAAGCTCTCGCCCGAGGGCAAGACATAGGCGAACTCCATCTCGCAGGCCTCGCCATTGATCGCCTGCGTCACCAGCGTCTGGTCGGCGAAGCGCACCTCGATCCGACCGGTCAGCGCCGCGATAGACGGGTCGGCCCCATCGATGCGGCCGTCGCTCCGGATGGTCTCGATCCGGTCGAGGTTGTTGGCGTAGGTGATCTCGGCAGAGACGACGTTGCCGAGGGCCGAACCGTTGCGCGTGATCGACCCGTTGAAATGGCCGAAGCGCTTCAGCTCCAGCGCGGCGGGAGGTGAGGCGGGTGCGCCGAACGCGCTGGTTGTCGTGCCCACCGTCTCGCCCTGCGCAACCAGCCGCGCGGTTGCCGTCAGCAGGCCCGAGCGCTGCATCTGCCAGGTGATCTGGTCGAGCACGCAGCCCGAGTACATCGCGTAGCGCGGCACCTCCGGCATGCCGGTCTCGATCGACATGCTGGGCAGCGTCCATGACCCCGACTGGAACTCGTGGGTGTACGGCGCCTCCGCGCCCGTGGTCGTGGGTGTTCCGAATGCCGCCTTCAGCCAGAAGCCGAAGGCCTCTGCGTCGAGCGGCACGACGACGTCGCCATCGGCCGTCACCGCGTCCTTGATAGGCGCCAGTGGATCGCGGCCGTAACCGAGCAGCTCGGAGTTGAGGAGCGGCTGCTCCGCACCGAGCGAGGTGCTGGCGAAAGGCATGCGGGTGAAGCTGCTCGCGGGCGGCGTTCCATAGGTCGTCTCGAACGCAAGCGCCATCAGCGCCCGCGCCCCCTGGGCTCGTGCCATGGTGTTCTCCTCGGGTTGTCGGGATCAGCCGAGCGGATCGGCCGTGGAATAGTGCAGCACGACCGGGATGACAGCGGCCTTCAGGCTGGCCGCGCCCTCGACCGGCAGATCAACCGGGCGCGGCGCTTCCGCCGCGACCCAGTCGCAAAGCCCACCGAGCGTGCGGTCGGCGGCGAGTGCTGCGCCGAGGCTGGCGCAGAGCGTGTCGAAGGTGGCGTCACGGTCAGCGCCCTGAACGACAGCCTCGATCTCAGCGCGGTGCTGGTAGTGGTAGGCCAGTGGCGACAGCGTCACCTCGGGCTCCCCCGGCTCGCCGTCACGCAGGATCAGTAGGCCACCGGCCTGAACGCGCTCGGGCAGCACCTCGCCGCGCAGGGCGGTCGCGGGCAGCGCTGAGAGCCGCGCGTGCAGCGCGGCGAGGATGGTTTCGCGTGGGGTGGGCATCCCGATCCGTCCTCGGCAGTCATTGCGCACGCGGTTCTGTTCTAGCGCCGGGCAAAAAGTGACGATACGGTCACGGCATGTGCAATGCCGTAGCCAGATTTTGTAGTCGAGGTCGTAGATGACGGCCTACACTGACTTCAGAAATTCCATTGCTTCGGCGAATAGCCTCACGGAGATGTACAAGGAGCTTCGCAGAAGTCGCGGTCTTGGGCAGCGCGGCCGTCTGACGGCAGAGAATGAGGATCTGCTTTGGCTGCCTCGGTCTGCGATAGTTATCTCGATCTCAGCTCTTGATGCTTATGTGCATGCGGTTCTGTATGAACGCATCCCGACCGTGATCAGTACAGGAACCCTGCCTGATCCATTGGCTAAAGCGCTGTCCTCCATTATGCCGATCAAGGACGCGAATACTTTCCGTGATGCACTGCCGATTATAACTTCTGCAGCACCCCAAGGAGAACTCGCCACAAGGCTTCGCACAAAGACGCTGGAGTTTTTGTCCTATCAGGCACCCGAAAAAATCCAGGGGGCTTATGAAATGATCGGACACGATAGTGTATTCGCATCTGTCTCGGCGCTTTGGCCCGGACCCAACAGTACCGAAGATGATCTAAAACGCATTCTCGCGAATTACGTGAAGCGGAGAAACCAGATCGCACATGAGGGAGACCGAGAGGCAAACGGCACCGTGCGCCACATCCAGCCCCAGTATGCTGACAAGGTTGCGAGCTTCGTCCAGAACCTTGTCAACAGGCTCAATCGAATTGTCTATCCGAATGAAGTCATCGAGGAAGCCTGACCGTTTTGGAGATGCGATCATGGGAGTTGGAACTTCGGCTGCAACAAGCTGGCTATCACCTCGTTTCTAACCATTTCGCCACGATCAGCCCCGGCACGCTGTCCAGCGCCCGGTTCGCATCCCGCGCGAGGTCCAGCCGCTTCGGCAGCTTGACCTGTGGCACAAGCAGGAAGATCGGCGCGGTGACCTTGCCGCGCCCGGTCTTCGAGCGTGACACGACCGCCTGACCCTTCGTGTTCAGCCGTCCCTCCGCTACCAGCAGGCTGGGGCCCATCCGGCGATAGACGAAGCGCAGGCGCAGACCGCGTCGCCGTTCCCATTCACCGGGCGTGATCCTGCCACCGCGGAGGGACTTGCCGGCGGCGGGTAGCGGGATCGCCAGCCAGAACCCGTCTTTGGAGCGGATCAGCGGCCCCGAGTCATGCGCGCCGACGATCACCGGAGCCTTCGACCAGACCAGCGCCGCGGCATCGAGGCTTTCGCCCGACCTCGGGAAGTTCTGGCTCCGGATCGAGTTGGCCAGCCGGGGGCCGAGCCCCGCGCCGGTGATCTGCAACCGCCAGGCCGACTTCAGCCCGGTCCCGGCCTCGCGCATGGCGGCCGTCACGGCGCGTTCGCCCGCCGCGATCTCGGCCGCCATCATCGCGACGATGTCGGGATCGATGTCGAGCTTCAGTTTCACACAGGCCTCAGATCCACGGTCCAGACCAGCCGCTCGCGGTCGCGAACGGGCTCGCCCTGGATGAGGAAGGCATCGCCGTCGATCTCGATCCGGTCGCCGGGACGCGGGGTCGCCACCTCGGTGACGCGCAGGTCGATCCGCGTGGTCTCGGACCAGAGTCGCGCGTCGCCGAAGTCGGAGATGACATCCGCGCGCCGGGCGACGACGCGCACCAGAACCGGCGCGCCGCCATCGGCGATGTAGACCGCGTCCCGGCCGATGTTCGGATCGGCGAAGAGCGCACCGACGGCGGCGGCAAAGGCGCTCATCAGAAGGCTGCGTTCAGGCGGACCCGGCCGATGGTGTCGCCCGCGCCGCTCGCCACCGCCTCGACGGCCACGCCGATGAGGGTGTTGTCGGTCGCGACCGTGGTGCAGCGCTTGTTGGTGTCGTCCCAATAGACCTTGGCGCCAACGGTCCAAGCCTGAGAGCCGACCTTGGTGATGTCGAACACGCCGACGAGCGCGGTCTCGACGGGTTCGCCGAGGGCGGCGTCTCCGGCGGCGATGCCGAAGATGGAGCCGACGAGCAGGCCGTCGCCCGAGGCGACGGCATAAGGCGCGGTCAGGGTGATGGTGTTGCCGGGCTGGACGTAGGTTTTCATGGGGAGGATCCTCGTGGAAAGACGAAGGGCGGCCCGATTGGACCGCCCGCGTTTCAGGGTTCAGGAAGCGCGGCTTACGCGCCCGGGTTCTTGTAGAGGCCCCGCCAGTCGATGGCCTTGGCGCCGAAGTCGAGGCGGCACTTGATCTCGACGCCGTCGACGTCGAAGCCGTTGCGCGTCTCTATGTAGGCGCCCTGCTGGCCCTCGAGATAGGCGTACTCGATGGTGTCGATCTGGTTCGGGCTCGCCGCCAGATACCAGGCCGTCTCGCTGGCGGCGTCGAGGCGCGGCTCGCTGATCGGCGCGAGGGTACGGATCGACTGCGGCACCACGCTGGACGTCGCGGCGGGCACGAGGTTCTGCGCGACCAGTTGCTCGGCCTTCAGCTCCAGCGAGGCGGGCACGATCAGGAAGGCGGGGCGGACGTTCAGCACCGTCTTCTTGTCGAGGCCGGTCTGCTTGGCCATCGCCGCGCGCGCCGCACCGACGCTGCTGACATCGAGCGCCGCGCCGGTCCCAGCGAGGTTCTTGTGGGTGGTGTGGAACAGCGCGTTGCCGTCGGCCATCGCCGGGTTGGCGGTGATGATGCCCCAGACCACGTCCGACTCCAGCTGCGCGATGGAGTTGCCGTACATCGCCGGGATGCGCGTGAAAGCGTCGAGATCGTCGTTGATCAGTGTCTGGCGGGTGATGGCGACCACCCGGCCATAGGTCTTGACCTTGTAGCTCTCCTTGCTCTCGCCCAGCGTCCCGCGCTTGAACTCGCCGCTTTCGCCGACCTCGAGCAACTGCGGCGCTTCGCCGAGTTGGACCCGGTGCATGGCCTTGAAGTCGGTGGCGAGCACCTGGCGGCAGAACAGCATGAAGGTGCGGGGATAGGCCTCGTATGCCTGCCGCAGCGTCTTGTTGGTGACCGCCGACAGGATCTCGGGGAAGTCCGAGGTCGAATGCAGCGCCCGCGTCGCCACCTCGTCGCGCGAGAGGCCCCGCGTGTTGACTCCGGCATTGCCGAGGCTTTCGCGGGCGAGTTCCAGCAGCGTCATGCCGCGATACTGCCGGGCGGCGTCCTCCAGCTGGAACAGCGTCGGGCTGTAGCGGTGCAGCAACGCGTTCGCCACCGCATCGCGGCGGGTGATGTGTTCGTCCCGGCCGCCGAGCGGGACTGAGACATGGGGGAAGGTCCGGGTCTCGTCCGACTTGGCCGCGACCTGGTCGAGGATCAGGCGGCGGGACTCGTTGACGCTGACGCCGCGCTTGACCAGATCCTCGGCGAAGCCGCGCTCGAGGTTCAGCCGCCCGGCCAGATCGTAGATGGTCGAGACGCGGTCACGTTCGGCCTCGCGGGCGCGCGTCGCGACCGCTTCCGTGTCGGGCGCGGGAGTTGCCTGGGTCTTCGGCTGGCTGCGCGTCTCGCTGGCCGAGTCCTTCGGGTCGGGCGCAGCCGGTTTCGGCTCGGTCATGGGGGTGTCCTCGGTTTCGACCGGCTCGGTCGGCTGGGTGGTGGCGGGGGTCGCGGCGTCGCTCGCCGGGGTTTCGGTCTTGTCCGTCATCGGGATCGTTCCTTTCGTGATTGAAGGGGCGTCCCGGCGGTGAAGGACGCAGTCGTGAAGGGGATGCTGGGCGCGGAAGCCTGCGGCGGGGTCGGCGCCGACCGCGACGGCGGAGACCTCGAACGGCGTCCAGTCCACCGCGCGCCAAAGCTCGCGGGCGGCCTCGGGCTTCGAGACCTCGAAGCGGTGGACCTGGTAGCCGATGGAGACCGCGCGGATGTGCCCGGCCTGGATGTCGCGCCAGATCGGCTCGACATCGGCGCGCTCGCTGATCCGCACGAGCGCGATGCCGCGGCCGTTCTCGATCCGGGCCGAGCCCGGCACGACCGAGCCGATCACCGCGTCGAGCGTGTCGAGCTCGTGCACCTTCAGGAAGGGCGCGCCCGCGT